TAGCTCGCCAGGCTCATAACCTGGAGGTCGCATGTTCGAGTCTTGCCGCCGCAACTCATATCGGATAAGAAGTTGGTCAACAATTTCTTATCCGATTTTCCGTTTTAGACAAGGACGGAATTGAAATTTCGGAAGTTTAATATCATTGACCAGTAAAACGGGCAATGAAAAAAAATGAACGCATCAGAAATTGATTTTCTCAGCTCGCGTGAAATGTTAGGGTTCACGCTTCCAGTAATGCATACCAAGGGCAACAACTGGTATGTAGATTTTTACGCCCATGATCCTGTTTCTGGCGCCATGAAGCGCAAGAAGTACATGCTCAACAAGTACAAGACAGACCAGAAAAAGCGCATGATGGGTAGTCTTTTAATCCATAATATCACTGCAAAATTGACGGCAGGATGGAATCCTTGGGTGAATGTAGATAAGTCTCGTCAATTTACTGAGATACCAACTATCTTCAGTAGATACCGCGATTATATTAAGTCGATGACTGATAAAAAGTCGATGAAGGAAAAGACGGCCATCGATTACCTTAGTCGCCTCAAGATGCTTGAGACTTTTATCCAGGAGTGCAAGAGTATCAAGTATGCCTATCAGATTGACAGAGCTTTCGCCATCGACTTCCTGGACCATCTGATGTACGACCGTGATGTTTCTGCCACAACCAGGAACAACTACCGCTCGTGGTTTGTCTCCTTCGGAACCTGGTTGATGGATAGAAAGTATATTTCAGAAAATCCTGCAATCGATATTCGCAATATTGCTCAGACGGAAAAGTTCAGAGATCCGCTCACCAATGGGGCGTTGAAGAGATTGAAGGAGTATCTGTATGATAACAACAAGCACTTCCTGCTGGCTTGCCTGTTTGAGTACTATACCTTCATTCGTCCGAACGAGTTGACTCAGATAAAGATTGGCGATGTCTCTATCAAGGACCAGACGGTATTTATCAGTTCTGCCATCAGTAAGAACCGTAAGGATGGCCTGGTGGCACTGAATGATGAAATACTGAAGCTGATGATTGAGTTGAAGGTTTTCGAGCATCCTAGCCATTGCTTCATCTTCGGAAAGAGTCTGAAACCAGGTGAGACTCGTGCGGCTTACAACCAGATAAGAGTAGAGTGGGGAAAGATGCGAACCGCCTTGAATTTTCCGAAGGAGTACCAGTTCTATAGCTTGAAGGATACCGGTATTAGAGACTTGGCGAATGCTCAGGGAATTGTTGTGGCAAAAGACCAGGCCAGGCATTCCGATATATCAGTGACCAACCGATATATTAAGAACCAGATGAAAGTAAACGAGGAGACTAAGCACTTTAAAGGTGGGCTTTAGTCTCCTCGGAGATTATGACATCATGTAGAAATACCCTACATAGATTTTATCTATTTCGTCATCCTTGATTTCCATTTCGATTTTTTCGCATACGAACTTCTTGTTATGGATGATGTATGCTTTCGATGGGTCGGGGATGATGTTGCTTTTAAACTTTACCTGAAGACAGTTCTTGTTGTCTATTTTGATGCCACTATCATGTAAGCTTCCCAAGCAAGTCGTACCTATTTCGCTCTTCATACAGAGTGCCAACGAATAGTAGGCATCGTCAATGAATGCTATGCCGCTGAATCTGTAGCCATAGTTGATGCGATAATCAGTCATAAACTGCGGCCATCTGGATTTATTCCCAACCCAAGATAGTCTTGTATTTGTTCCGTCGACCGTTTGCACTCTGCCCGGAAGAATGAAGAATATATTCATGCATTCCTGTTCATCTTCTGAGGTGTCGAGCATGGACTCATCATCGAGTGCATCTTGCACCGACGTATAGCTATATCCGTCTTCATCTATATCACATTCCTTTGAATCGGGTTCTTTATCATTCGGAATTGATAGAAAACATCGCTTTTCGTAGTAGTTGTCTTCCAGTAATCCCGATTTGAAATTGATATTTTCTACAACTTGCGCAGCAGGAGAAATGTTCAGATCGACATAGTCATCAGACGCACTGTCCCTGATTAATGGTGACCAGATGCCAGCAAGCTTCCAGTTTTTATTCCCGTCTTCATCTTCCACATATATGTAGTAGTCACCGTAATTCTCGATAATGGTTTGCCGTTTCTTTTTTTCTGACCATAACAACGTGGTAGAAGCAAATTGCCTATCCGAACCCATTAGCTCTTCGCTATGAACAATCTCAAAACTATCGAAAACCTTTTTCGGGATAACTTCGTAGTTGTCTCTATTGGCAGAATCTCCAAGATTATATTCCAGGTTCGCTGTAGATGACGTGGAGAAGGAGCCATCTTCATCGTAATCCGTAGTGTATTCATCCAAAGGCTCGATCTCTACGGAATCTGCAGTTGTCAGCTCTGAAGCGTTGATGACTGAGCAGGTCTTCTTAATATCGTCAAAAACGATGGTGGCATTGAAGAGTTTCCGGAATTCTTCGATGAAGGTATAGCTGGACCAATGAGGAAGTGCCTTGCATAGCTCACGGGTCTTGTAGGCAGAAGCGATATACAGAAGGTTCCATGGCTTACAGTCGAAGTCGTTGCGCTCAAGAGAGTATCCTTCATATTCTACCACTTTTCGGAAGATATACATCAGGTTGGGCTGAACTGCCAGATTCATGATAAACGGCGCATTGTAGCCGATGAACTGCTTGGTTTTATCTACTCCAACGAAATTGGCGATAAGGTCGTTTGTTTCGTCTCTTACTGGCATGAAGCACCATCTTCCTTCTGCTCCCAGGAACTCCGACTTGTCTTCATCCAATCTATAGATTTCGCTAATCTTATCCTTGAACTTCTGCGAAAAGCCCTGGTCAACGGTATATCCAGGCTTGTCTGCTGTGCCAAATGGAATCTCATCGATGTAGTGCTTGGTTAGTTTGTCGTTGAACTTGATGCGGGATTTACCGCCAACAATCTGCAGCTTTATCTCTGATTCCGTTACGCTGATGATAGTTCCTACACCCGATAGGATCAGGCGACCGCTCACGTACAGCTTGCAATCGTCAAATTTCTGGATGACCTTTGATACATCGAAGCGGCTTACATTGTGGAAAACTCTACGGTTATCCATAATCGACATAGGAAAGTTGATGTCGTATGAATATTCTCCATCGTCCGTGACGTATTGGTTGGCGTATGTTAGCTTGATGGATTGGCTGGCAGCCGGATAGGCTGCCATACCATTAATAACACATGTAATCATAGACTATTTGTTTGATTTCATTTTTTGATACTCGTTCCATCGATGGTCTAGACCATCTGGACCCGTAATGACCACGTATGATTTGATGCCCAGGTCGAGCTGCTCGTTGAGCTTTTCGATGGTTGAGTTTACATTATCGAGAGATTCACCTACCTGCTCGTTGCCTGCATTAACATTGACAACAGGCGCAACAACAGCAGCGCTGCCAGTTCCCATGGCACGACTTACGTCTTGGGCAGTGAGCGACGCCACGGTATTATTGCGCTGTGCTGCATCGATGAGCTGAAGGGCTGGAAGGAGCTGAGGATTATTCACGGCATTGTGGTTGGCTACGAATTCTCCAGCATGAACTACGCCAGCTTCCTTCTTCCAATGACCGGGACCAGTGAAACCGCCCTCATAATATCCGGCTGCCTCTGCCTGATGCTGTTTTTTAATTGTGGCAATCTGAAGCATACCTGCAGCGGTAGCGAGTCCGGCTGCTATAGGAGCGATGATGTAGCCCACGGTAGGGATGGCTGCTGCTGAAGAGTAGGCGTTGATTGCAGACATGGCAGTGGAAGCGACTGCTTGGGCAATCTCTATCTTCATCGCCTTCTTGTTGGCTTTAGTCTTTGCCGCAGAAATCTCCTTGTCTCGTTTCGCTTCCAGGCGCTTCTTCTTGGCCGAATTATTACCAGCAGCAGAAATCTGCTTGTCGTAGTTAGCCTGAATCTTTGCCACTTCCAGGTCGGAGCACGCCTGCGAGTAGGCTGAAGCTGCGCCCATCATGCTGCTGATACTGCTGAAGGCTGCGCCTGCGACGGCTGCAATCTCCTGATAGGTTTCTTTATTCATCTGCTTCTTGGCATCCTGGTATGCCTGTTCGCTGATTTTATCCTCATCTCGAAGCTTCTGAAGGTTGTCGTTTACCATTTTCTGCTGCTGGATGGCAGCAATGGCGCCTCCCGCAATGGTGGCAAGATTATCAGATCCGAGTGAACCGCTACTGTCATCGCTCTGTCTGGTCATCTTCTTGGCGGTATCGAGAGCGGTGTTTGCATCGTCTTTTGCCTGGTCTTTGGCGTCCGGCTTGTAGGATGCATACTTGTTGGCGATGCCCATCTTCATACGCTGATATTCCTCTTCGCTAACGAGACCTGCCTTGTGAACCTCATCCAGTCCTGCAAGCTCCAGCTGCATCTGTTGCTCGTTGCCGAGGGTGAGATATTCCTGCTTGAGCTGCATCAGCGTTTCATCGTATTGTTTCTGGCGATCATACAGATGCTGCTGCTCGCTGCGCTCAATCTCCCTAGCTATCTGCCAGTACTCATCAGACGTCTTCAGATAGAGTGCCTGCTTCTCTTTGAGAAACGTCTGGTCGAGTTGAAAAAGCGCCTCATTGATAGCACTCTCGTTATGATAGAGGTCGGAGTCCTTATTGTAATATTCGGCAGTGATGGCCTGTTCTGCCACTTGCCGGTCGTACTCCAGTTCCTGGAGGTCTTGCGTCTGCTTGCGCTCATAATCGGCAGAAATCTTTTCCTTCTGGGCATTCAGACGCTTGTACTCCACACTCTCGGCCTCTCCGTATTTGCGAAGGATATCCATGCGCTGCTGAAGTCCATGCTCCTTAATCTTCGCCATGCGGTCGTTGTATTCTGCCAGGCGAATCTGACCGGTAGAGTAGAGGGTAGTAGCTTCCAGCTGCTGAGCCTCGGCGCTTTTCTTGGCATCATCCAGCTCTTTTTTGAGGTCTGCCTTGCGTTTTGTTTCTGCTTTGCGGGCAGCAGCTTCACGCTTCTTTCGCTCCTTTTCGGCTGCCTTACGCTCCTTCTCTGTTGTGTAATGACCGGTAGAAGTTCCTGCTGAATTCGCAGTACCTTTCCCTTGCAGGTTATTCTCCTCTGTCTTTTTGTACAGTTTCAGAAGATTTGTATTCTTCTGAAGTTCCTTATTATAATAAGATTCTTCTGCATTGACTTGTTGCTGCAGACTCAGATTCTCCTTGAGTCTCTTATTGTGGATTTCCTTTTGTTTATCGTTGCTTCTTAGGGCTTCATTACGTTCTATGAGCTGACCGGTAAATGCATCCGCAACAGCTTCGCTCTTATATCGTTCTGGATGCGTCTTGCGTTCTGTATCAACAGCTTTAAGGGAGCCTCGTATACGGCTCTCTTTGCGTTTCAATTCCAGCTTCTTTTTATTGATTTCGACCTTGCGCTCATATATAGCTTCTGCCATTGCTGCATTCTCCAGCTCTTTGATGTAGTTCCGGATTGCAATCTGGTTGTCATTGTACAGTGCTCCTTCCTTGGATATGGAAGCATGATATCCCGGAATCAGTTTCTGCATAGCTGCTATGGCTTGTCTGCGCTCATCTACGGTGTAAGCATTCGAGTGGATAACTTTATTGAGCATATCCACCTTGTTGCGTTCATCGAGAGTTGCATCAGATACTTTCTTGGCAAGAGTTGCCTGCGCCTCTGCCACTGCCCTGTTGTTCTTAGCCTCTTGCGTATTGTTTCGCATAGCTTCATTATAAGAGGTGAAAGCCTTGACAGCCCCGTATACAGCGACTCCCACTACAGTGAGGACGGTGGCGAGTGCAGCCCATGGATTGGTAAGACTTGCCAAACGTGCAGCTCTCATCACTACGATATAACCTTGCATTCCTTTCGTCAGGAGCGCCCATGTAGCTTGCAGGGCTATTATGGCAGCGCGTAAAAGATTGGTAGTAGCGACGTACGCCTTGTCTACGGCTGTAGCGTATGCAGTGGCAGCTGTTCTCAGCTTGATAGCAATGGTTTCCTTATACCATAGAGCTGTGCAGACAGCGATGGCTGCGCCTATCACTGCAAGCTGTTTGGCATGAGTAACGGAAAAAGTTATCAAAGTTGATAACACACGTATGCCTACGCTCAGGGTAGAGATGGCGTATCTGGTTACGGGGATGAGCTGTTCGCCCAGTTCTACCGTGATGTCTTCAAAACGCTTCTTTGCCTTATCAAGCTGAGCCTGTACTGTATTGTTCTGAACGTTGAACTCATTGATAACGCTTGTACCTGAAGCGTATGACTGGGTAGCGAGATCCTGGGCAGTTCTTACCTGATCCAGATGCGAAGCTACGGCAGAAAGTACTCCTACAGCACGAGTTCCGTTCAACTGCATCTCTTCGAACATAGGCGCCATCTCTGCGAACCCGCCTCTAGCTTTCATGGCTCCCAGGAACTGCATCAGTCCCTCGTTTGCGTTCGTCTTCATCAGGTTGGTGAACTTCTGCACTTCGATGCCTGCAATCTTGGCAAATTTAGCTGGTTCCTGAAACATCTTGGTGATGAGCTGAGAGAAGACGGTGGACGAAGTTGCTTCCTCCTGCATGTTCTGGTCGAGAGCCGAAGCGAGACCCATCAACTGTGCCTGGGTCATGCCTGCCTGGATGCCTACACCGGAGAGGTCTGCGGTAAAATCAACGATATATCCCGCGTTGGCAGATGAGTTCTGAGCGAGTTCATTGATGGCAGAACCGGTGGCAAGCATGGCTCCACGGAGTCCCTTCGTCTTGTCTTCCCCGAACATCTGGGCAAGCTTACCTATCTTATCGACCGCTCCTTCTCCCAGGTCATCGCCGAGTGCAACGTTAATCTTGTCGGCTCCATCGACGAATTCTTCAATCATCTCCTTGCTGGTAATACCCAGGCGACCGGCAGAACCTGCCAGTTCGTTGAGCTGCTCACGAGCCGTGCGAGTGTCCATGCGCTTGAAGTCTTCGTTCATCCGACGAACCTCTTCATCGGTCTGTCCTGTATATTTGCGGACGTTGGCCATAGATTCCTCCATGTCGGCGTAGGCTTGGGCTGAAGCTTTCAATGTTACTGTGAGTGCTGTAAGACTTCCCACAACCTGGGTGAGTGCTCCCCAGTTCTTATTGAGACCGTTCCAGAGTCTGGAAAGGAAACCGGATGTAGCCTTACCTTCATTGTTAATACGCTGCATCTCTGTTCTCACTTGTTGCAGTTGTCCCTGAAGCTTTTTCCATTCCTCAGAATTTCGTTCGATAGCACCACTTTTAAGCTCTCGATTGAGCGCTTTAGCTACTGTCTGTAAGTCCTTATATGATGCGGAAGAAAGGTTTTTGAGTATTTGATTTACCTTCTGCTGGGTAGTCATGTACGCGTTAACTTCATCATTCAGTCTCTTGATTTGTCTTTCAAGAGCTGTTGTTGATTCGCCTTTAGCGTAGGCTTCTTCCTTTGCCTTTTTGACGTCTTCCAGCTTTTTTTGCAGTTCTTTTAGTTTATCCTTGGCCTCCTTGGTATCAAGAATAACTCTGCTGATGTGGGTATCTGTATTTGTTGCCATAATTGAATAATTTTATATTTACGGCAAAGATAACAAGGGTGGAAAAATAATAAAAATACGAGACCGTATTGATTACGACCTCGTATTTACTTGGTGATTCCTCGTTCTTTATTGTAGAACTTATAGGCGATGTTGTTGGCATCCCATATTAAGTACTTTTTATTTCTGTTGCTAATAGTCTGCTTGTCTCCCGTAACAGTATTCTCTATTGTCACCGAAAAAAGATAGCCCTTTTTAGCAATATCGCTGATAATGTTGTTCGGCGATGCTTGTCTGATAGGCTCGTTATATTTCTCATCATAGGAATCGAATAGAGGTTCTGACGCTTTGGAAGGTGGACACGAACTATTGCCAAGCTTTCCGAAAGCATGGAAAAAGCCGAATATGGCATAAGTCAAAACTGCCGAGAATATTAATATACCTACCATAATTCTAAATATTATTATTATCTTTGTTGCAAATATAATAATAATCTTTGGAATATGCAAGTTTTTTATGTTAAATCTTTGCTTTAACCCTTATTATTTAACTACTTCCACGTATCTCGAATAGTTTATCCTGGAATGCGGATTGAAGTTGACGATTTGGACCTGATACCCCTTGGTTCCCCATCTCCACCATAGGAACTTATGCTTGTAGGTTCTGCTCACGATGGTGATGAGACTGTCCTTCGAGGTATATTGGCATAACCTGGCAGGGATGTCTATATGCAAGGACAACCATTTGTCCTGGTATGAAAAGACGGAATCAGCTGTATTGGGAACGGGTTCTATCTTTACCGTATCCTTCGTGGAGGATGATGTGGTATGGATGGATTTCACATCCTTGAGCTTTACTTTCAGCTCTTTGATCAGTTTGGTGTCTGCCAGGTGCAGCTGCTCCAGTTCTTCGCATTTCGCCTGAAGGGCAGTATTCTTGGCCACTGGGAGAGAATCGTCTAACGTCTCGTATTGAATATCGCTAGTAAGACTGATTATATTCTCTGCTTGTCTGTCTAGATCTGTCCGCAATTTATCGTTCTGGTATGCAGAACGTATGAAGGCAACCATGGTAACAATGAACATGATTGCCAGCGCCAGTATGATATTTTTTTGATTCTTCATCGTTATATGATATCTTTATATTCATCGATAGCGTTAAAACATGGGCACATCTTCTTCCATTTCGATTTGTCCGTGCCCCAGATGTCGCGATGCCCCATGATCTTTGCATCAGGGAACTTCTGTTTGAGCTTGTGGAGCAGGAGAGTGAGAGCATCCTTCTGTTCCGGTGTGCGATTGTCGGTAGGTTTGCCATTGGCGTCGATGCCACCTATATAAGCCACGTTGATAGCTGTAGAGTTATAGCCTTGCACTCCGTTGCTAACCTCTTCGATAGCGAGGAGCTGGTGAGTGCCACCATCCGTTGTGATGACATAGTGATAACCTGGACTCTTCCATCCTTTACGACGGAACTCTGCCTTGAGATCGTCGATAATCTGCTTCTGCGAACCTGCAGTGCAGTGAACGAAAATGCGTTTAATTGTTCTCATTTTTATTGTGATTTAAAAATTTGTCTTTAAAGTTGGCGAATTTCGCATCGATGGCGATAGCTACTCCGAAAATGGAGCCAGCGTACATGAGAGACTGGGCGAAATACCAGAGCACGTTATCTGTCACGTCGCGTGATTTCGACGTGAAGTAACTGATATAAACCAGTATGATAGCCAGGAGGAGCACTACTACTGCTGATCCGTACTGAATCCATTCTTTTGTATTCTTCTGCATGATGTTATTCTTTTTATTATTTGTGGCAAAGATAACATGTTTTATCTCATAATAAAAATACTATTCGGCTGGTGTGATATCGATGTGTATTTTTCCTTCTGGAGTTTTATAAATCTCTAGCTCTTTCCCTTCGTCAAGCATCCTGGATATCTCATTCTCGCTCGGAACTTCTTTTCTCTCTTCTATTTTGTGATTTAAAATTTCATTTGCCATATTCTTATATTTTATATCGATATTATACTTCATCCTCAGGTGAATTGACTGGAAATGACCTTTTATCGTGAAGTACTGCCAGGCTTCCTTACTCAGCTCCTCTTTGATGATTTTTCGTTTCATGCCGTACTTGTTGTAATGGCTAAAGATTCCCAGGTATGAATTTACCGACTGGATAGTCTTGTTGATAGCTTCAATATTTCCAGCCTTAGCGGCTTCGTTGAGCTTGCGAACAGCCTTCCTGTAATTATCGACGGTATGATTAACGCTATATATCCTATCCCGCTTAATGACGGCTCCAACAAACCTCACTCCCTTAGAATAATGCTGGAAATAGAATTTCTTCTCATTCAGTCGCAGATCTAAGGATGAAAGCGTCTCCCTTATCATCGGCATCAAGCGAAGGAGGGTCTCTTTTCTCCTCGCCACCAGCACCATATCATCTACATATCTTACATGATGCTTGCAGTAGTAGTCTATCTTCCAGTCGAGTTTCGACAGCAGGAAGTTTGCAAAGAGCTGGGCAAAAAGATTACCGATTGCTACGCCTCGGTCTTCACCATTCGTAAATAGAGACTTTTCCGAAGGCAGGAAGTTCCAGAGATAATCGGCGCTTTTCTTCTCGCAATCCCTCTCTGGATGGTGCATAACCACCATATTGCACAACCAGCGGAGGTCTTCCTTGTCATCCCCATGATAATTCTCTACGATGAAATCATCTACCATCTTGGCAAGAAGTGGCTTGGAGATGCTCATAAAGAATCCCTTCAAGTCGATTCCCATCACGTAGGCATCCTTCGTGTAATTCTCGCTTACTTCCCTGATATCCTGCTGAAGCTGCCTGATTCCTGCCAGTTGTCCCTTGCCTTTTCTGCAATTATATGTACGGTCAGAAAACTGAGACTCGAACAAAGGTTCGAGTCTCAGTGCAATATAATGATGGATAATGCGGTCACGGAACTGACCGGCAAACACTTCTCTGTAGCGAGGGTACTTGACAACAAAGCAGATAGATCTACCAATCTTATACTGACGTGAATTGATTTCATCAAGCAACTGAACGAGGTTGCTCATATAGTTCATCTCAAATTCCGTAGCGCCGACTGTTTTCCGCTTGTGACGGCGGCAGTCGAAATATGCTTCTAAGAGTATGCCGTAGTCTATCATTTTTTATTTTTGTTTGCTTTTATCTTACTGATTTAATGCTGAAACCGGGCGCACATGATTCTTGTCTCCAACCTTATCGTTCCAGTTGTTGAGGTTGCCGTCGCCGAAGTTCAGATTCCACGCGTTCGCAGAACTGCTCTCGGTTGTTGCCGCAAATTTCTTGTTCTTAACTATACATGATAGGATGCGGCCCATTTAATCAGGAAGGATGCTCTCTCGGCTTGACGTATCTCGCCGACCCTGGCTCAGATCACTCAAGCTATAGGCTACTGTCTGGAACTCCTTTCTGCAGCCTGCGCTTGAAGGAGTGATCCCTTCCATGCTGTGCATTGTTTGCCAGCCGACTCTCGCAAGCGGAGGAGATTTGCCAATTTGTTCGTGCCCATTATCCATCTTTGTTCACCTGCAATATCAATCAAGGTCGTTATGACTTCAAGGTTCGTCTGCAGCTGTGCGAGATGTTCGATGCGAACAGCCAGGTCGCTAAGCATATAGGCTTTTGCAATATGATTCAGACTGTCAATCAACATGTTACAGAGTCTGTCTCCAAATATCGGTCTTTGCGTTTTTGGAAAATTCTTAACCAAACCTATCGTGATGTCGAGCATCTGCTTGACATCTAAGTATATTCTCGTTTTACTTGCCAACTTCGTTGCTGCCATATCTCTCTTGATTGATATTTTAATTTGCCTTTCTGGGGTGTCCTCGACTTTAAGGTCGAGGACGATTAACTATTAACAACTAACTATCGTAAAAATGCTGAAACCGGGCGCACATGACCCTTGACTCCAACCTTATCGCCCCAGTAGTAGAGGCTGCCGCCGCCGAAGTACAGACCCCACGCGCCCGCAGAACTGCTCTCGGTAGAGGACCAGTACCAACTGGTATCCAGGAGCTGCGCACCCTTGATGAGTGACAGGGCATAGTTGATTTTGAGCTTATTAGCATACATCATCAACAATTCGCCGACAGATGGCAGCCACCAATATCCAGCCGTCAATCCTTTGCCCTTACTGTTCGCACGACTGTATGCCCTGCAATATCCTGGAGCGTATGATACCGTATTGGTGACGTGCGCGGAGGATGATGCCTTGATGGCTGCGTCTGTATGCTGGCGACCATTGAAGTCAAGCATAGCTGCGAGACGGTTATTTCCGCTAACCTCTGCTGCATAATTATCATCATTTCCATAGTTCGGCGAATCTGCCTGTACGGCAGCACTCGACCATGGCAGCGCATCTGCCTGGGTCGGAGCCACAACCAGGTGACGACCACCCTCAAAGATCACGACTCCATCTGCAACCTCTCCACCAGACTCTACGCTTGGCCATTGGTGCGGTTTCACCATCAGCGGATAGCCATCGCTGGTACGGTGGTACATAATGAAAATGCCATCCTCGATTGCGTTCAGGTCTAACCCGCCTGTGACTGCCTTGCGAAAAGCATCGAGCGTGATACGGGTAATATTGCCATTACTATCCACGAGCGGGATTGTCTGATTGTCGTTAACCGTTGGTACGGTATTGACTGTTTTTAATGTTTTTACTTCCATAATTCTATCTATTTTAAAACTGGATTGTGAATCTGACCACCTTTACTTTCAATGAGACTGTAGATAAACCTAGCAACACTTATTCCCAGAGTGTATTTGTAGATTCTGATACGGTATTTAGGGTAAGAAGCCGTTGAGAAAGCAGGCATCAGGCTCATCAAAACCGACTCATCTTCCTTGATATACTCGCCACTTGCTAAGTTTACCAACTGCCCGTTTCGTTCTAATTTGGTACTGCTTGTAAAGAACTTGCCGTTAGCCTTGCCAGCCAGTTCTGCAGTCAATCCTCTAGCCGAATCAGCGGCATAGGTATTATTGATTCTCGCAGCCGTATAACGGTATAAGGTCTGTATTGTCACCCTTCTTTCCTTGACTGGTTTATATCCCACCTGTGATGCGCCAGAATTTTCAACCAGTGCACTTGTGCCGAACAAATTCTCCTGTACGGAATAGTTACTGCAAACTTCATAAGATCTGTCTCCGTATTCCATTGAGGTAGAGAATGGAGTCTCGCCTGTAACATCGGATACCTTCGCAACCCTAACTGACTCGATTTTTGCAGAAGTCATACCCGATGCATCCAGACCGGAAGGACCGAGATTATACAGGAAGTTTCCAGCGTTATCGTAATAGGAAAGTACGGAAGCTCCGGTTTCATCGACGCCAAACTGAATATTCGGCTGGATGTTATTCACCGTACCGAAGATCTTGATAAGCCCGTTTTCAAGCTCTACCCTCTGACTGGTAGTACTGCTCCTGACGGAAATTCTCTGTGATCCGAAGAAATCGATCTGGCCTATCAAGCTCCACAGAACCTTGGCTGCCACCATGCTGAACTGCACGCTGAGCTTCCAGTTTCCATTGCCTCCATTCGATTCGAAGTCGGCAAGCGGTGTTACTGTGGAATTCTTCGTGTGCTTCTTGCAGCACTCGTAGTATTTACCTTTATATTCAACGGTATCGAAGAATGCGACTTCATTATTTTCCAGGGGATAGAAAGTGGTTCCATCTGGGAGAGATTCCCAGTCCTGAGGACCATTCATATACTTTCCTCTCTCGCCCTTGGTATCACTACCATTATCAATAAACCCGGTTGCCATCATGCCGACCTCGAGTTTAGGCATACATATATATATCTTTCGGTATGCCTCCTCGCACGGTGGTGGCGACAACCTAAACAGTACCCTTTGTATGTCCGCATACGCCAATGTCGATTTTGTTTTAAACGACACGGTGTGTTTCGTCCATGAGCTGCCTAATTTCCACATCACACACAAATCTGAGCCCGGTGTCGTTTCAACTCCGTCGATAAATACCTTAGTATATGTATCAACCACCGATGGGTAAATATAGGTGTTGAGGTCGCAATTATCTTCAACCTTATACCACGATAGGTAAACGCTACCTGCGCTTGGTCGGGTGTCATCATGCATATACGCCTCAAGATGGTAGACGCCTGTTGTCTGTGGTGTGAACTCCATCGTTTTTAGCTCATACGATGTTTTTGTTATTTTCATGTCCTTTGATTCACCCCAATTATCTTTATACACATATATGGCCAAAGTTTTACCCTCACTCTGTGCGGCTGCGTCTATGTAGCCGTATGCAGAAATTGTGTAAGTCCGTCCGGCTATCAAATACAGGTCTTTTTTGGCAAAGCCGTAGGCACTACTAGTTTGGTTTACAGATATGGTTTGTTGCCAACCTTTCGCCCAAAAGCTGAAAGTGTACCAAGTGCCTCCTGCCAATTTCAGCGGATTGCCTGCCTTCCGGTTGTGCACAACTTGCCTTAATACCTCTTTGTAATATATTCGGTCGCCCGTATACTTGCAGGTATCAAAAAATGAATTTCGCCCCTCGACGGTCTCGGTTTTATCTACTCTTCCTATTTCTGAGTTCGGTGCTGCCTGTCCGTCTGCTGCTGCATACTCACTTATAGTTTCCCACGCCCTCATATTAGTATCATCGGTAAAAGCCGCGTTATCTAATAAATTAGCATTCGCTCCGCTTTGCCATACTGCAACCAATTCAGGTGTAGAATACGTTGTACCCGTCTTCGTGTATATTGTTTTTACGCATTTCCAGATATACGGCTTTTGCTGCGTCGGTGCAATAAATGTGGCTTGCCAACCTGTCGTGTTATCGTAGGTTACTCCAATTGCCCTGTTGGATGCAACAAATAAAAATGTCTGAGATTTGATTGCGTTACCATCTTCGCCCGGTTGCCCTTGCTCACCTTTTTCACCCTTGCTGCCAGCCGTGCATATCGGTGACGTTGTAGTGCTTGAACCATCGGTGTATGTGATGACGGATTTCGTCCAGATGTAATATCCGTCCTTCCATGTAGGTGCCTTATCCTTCACCCATGAGCCTCCTACGAGCGAGGTTGTCGATGAGGATAGATAGTACCATTCCTCAATCTTAGCGATGCCCTTACCGGATGGCAGGCAGACTGGCTCACTCAGCTTCTCGTTTCCGTCCGTATAGTAGATATGCGTACGAGTCCAGATATAGTGACCATTTTGCCATGCAGGAGCATAGGTCTGCCAGCCGTATGTAGGGGCAATAGAATTGCTCGTGGAGTCTGCATATTCCACGTCGGTGTTGGAAATGCCAACACCGGCGCGATTGAATTTGATTGTTAATGTTATTGATGCCATTATTTAACCGAATCTATTGTAAGTCCAATATCACTATAACCGCCATTGATGCAGTCTTGTCTTGTCACGGTGAAGGAACTGAGCGCCTGAGAATTATTCCGACTTGCTTCTGTGTTGAGGACGACTCCCGACTGTGATTTCAGCGTGAAATAGAATTTTGAATCAATCACGTTGTTGGTCCCTCGCGTCACAAGCTTGGGAGTATACGTTACGGAACCGTTGCCCGAAGAATCCTCGTCGATACTTCCGTCTGTTGGAGAAGGATGAGGTTCGATGTCGTAAGGATCGCTCGTATCGATAACGGTCTGGAAGTCGAAGCCCAACAGACTGTCCTTACTCATGCTGCTGTTGTTATATACTTCGACCATGAACTCTCGCGTACAGTTTACGTCGGCAGCATTGACGGTAACCGATGCGCCGCTGGCTCCCGTTATCTGCTCCCAGCCGTTCGCCGTATTGGCGGCTCTATACCACTTGTAATACAGCCCACTGGCCAAGGTCTCGTTGCCTTGAGTCACTCTCGCCTTCAGCACGCAACTGTCTGTAGGACTGGAGAGGGTGAACATCTTCTTGTCACCTGCGATAATCGTGACTCTATAGGCGGTTCCGGTGTAAGGACCGACAGATATGGAGTACAATGCCTGTATATCGTCCGTGACATCTGTCTGCTGGGCTCTCGCTGTCACCTTGCCAATCATCTTGATGACGATTGGCGCAAAACGGGATGCTTCAACAAGATTCTTGATAATTCTGATGCCATAATACAACTGGCTTGCACTAGGCCTGATAATCTCGAACATTCCGGCGAACACTCCGTCCGATACTCCGTTGGAACCGAAGGTAATCTCCGAGTCGTTGAAGAAGTATCTCATGCTGACCGGGGTGACAGTGCCCTCAGCTACTCTCGATGATGTGCAGACGAAATAGAGCTCTGGTTTTACCTTTGAGAAATCCGGATACGCTACGGTCTGATCTCCTACCTGCTGATACTCCTGGTATAGGTCTCCGCTAGGGGACTGGATAAGCGGAGTATAAGTACCAAGCTTGCTAATGAACTTGATATTGACTGATTTGCTCGCACTACTCATATTTCTCCTCCTCGCTATTAGTTTGACTACTTACCTCGTCTGTAGCAGGAGCAGCTTCCCCGTCTGCAGCAGGAGCAGCTTCCTCACCTGCAGCCTTGTCCGTAGGCTCGTCTGCACTTCCCGTATCTGTAGCTTCCCCGGCAGAAGCAGAACCCTCCTGGTCCCCGGTTTCGCTGTCCTCGGTATTTTCTGCAGGGGTCTCTTCGATGATGAATCTCTCGTCTGTAGCTACAGGCAGAAGGTGGGTGCACTTACCGTCCTGTTCTTCCTTCGCTGCGTCTCCATCGAGAGCCACGGCGCCTATCTGTGCAAGGATGCCTTGGAAATTGATGAGATTTCCAAATGCCATGATGTCCTGCATCCAGAGCAGGAAGCAACCATCGGCAAACATTGTGCGGTCATTCTCAAGGTGCAGGAATTCTGCCACCTTGCGGTTCACTTTTACATATCTTTCCATATACTATAATAATTAAAGTTTTTCTGAAAATTAATGGAAGACGATAGCACGACCGTCTCCATCTACGATAACTTTCCCGTCTCCATCAGCAAGCAGCGCCAATGGGTTGAGGATTACAGGATCCAACTGCAGGATACCTCCAAGCTTGGCATCCATCAGTGCAGTAGGTATGGTTGGATTGAGACCATGCCCCTTCTGCTCATAGACGATGGACTTCGTATGACTGTTCGTCGCAAAGTACCATAATGGCAGTATCTCCTTGGTCGGGTTCGGAATTCCCCCTACATTATCATATAGGTAGGCGCTCGGATTGATGTTTCTCGTTCCCGGTTCCAGTTTGTCTACTGTTCCCAGGATCTCTGCGTCTATCGGAGGTATGCGTCTTGAGATGGTAATTACCTTGGATGGAGACGCATCTGTAAGCTGTACTGCGGCCGGATTGCCGGACGGACTGTACTTGGCCCTGCATCTGATGGTAATCTGCTCACCCATCAGGGAACGGTCCAGCGTTGCCGTAGTGCCGTCTGCAGATATTTTTATCTCCAGGTCATCTGCCGTGATTGCAGAGAAATACCCGGAACTGCGTGCCATCTCCCACACGAAAGCACGCTTGCTGGTGCTGCATTCTTCCGTTCCGAGACGCAGAGATGCCTTGATGGTCTGCGAGTCCTCATCTCTGCAGGGGTTGTAATACCGGCTGCCGCTGGACAGCAGAAGCGTAGGTATATAGTGCGTAGCATTGCTGCAGACGATAGAGATATCCTTGTTGATGTTGTATACCTGTCCGGTTCTGCTGTCTAGATACGATGCTCTGAAGTTGAGTGTAATCTTCGCCTGCGGTTGGGCATTGATGTACCAGAGCAGTTTGCCGTTATCGTCTCCGCTTGTCGTGATTACATACTTCCCGGCTGTAGATTCAAGCGCTGCCGATTCCGGAACTCCGTTTATTACTCTTCTCCAGGATACATTGCCAAGCTGCGAATTGACGCAACCGCTTGGCAGAATGCGGTCTCTGTCGATGATGCCGATAACCGGCTTGATGCAGAGCGGTACGAGAGAATAGTCTGGAGCGTATTCTCCGGAATCTGCATCGTAGGTCTGCTTGTTCGGGACACCACCGACCAATATCATCGATATGCTGACCTGCAGCTGCTGATACTTGAAGTCGAATCTTTTCTGTTTCATATTATTTTTATTTATAATTTCTGATATCCAAAAGATACAGACTGCACGTCTGCTTCATTGTTCATTCCATCCCTCAGGGTAACGGTGGTAGTGAAACGGATCACCTTCGGAATGCCATCACTATCCAGCGAGAGGTCATCCTTGAGGAGAACGATAGCCTTACCCGCATTTCCTCGCTTCTCTGCCCAGATAGTGTCCGAAGTTACGCGCTGTACTCCCTGTGAGTTCTCTGTATATCGGGTCCAGGCAACATCTGTATCAAGGATGTCATCCGTAATATCCTGCCCGTACAGGGTTGCCACGATGGTGAGCGGGGCGATGAAGTTGTCGAAGTCGTAGATGGCTTCCGCTTCCCGGAAATCTACGGAGAAGGCGGGATTGCCTTCTATCATTGCCCAGTCGGTATTGTTCCAGCGTGGTTCCGTATGGGTTCCCGTCTGCTGGCATCGCCATTTACAGCCCGTAAACCATACATCAGATGTTTCATATTTCCCGGTTTCCTCGTTGAGAGCCATGCAGTAGTACTTCGCTTCAGCGTTCCATGGTCCTCTATCTACATAAGTAACCACGGGCTTGCCCTGGTAATCTATCTGGATGATGTCTTGCGCAATGATGCCGGCTGCATACATATAGTCGCGACCCTTCACTAATGGCAACTTCAGCTCCTTCAGGAAGGTAGGCATGTCTCCGAACACCATACCGTAGTTCCAGTTCTCCCGGATAGGCTTGGTCACTCCCGTAAGCTTCACGATTCTGCCTTCAGAACTCGACAGATAGAAACATTGCTGAAGACTCTCGTCCGTCTGGTTTCCCCATCGGGCGATATTCATCAAGGCGCAAGGCGGGAAGTTCTTTCCGGCAGGTACCTCATCGTCCGGGTAGAGCGAAACTTCGATGTAGTTGGTCACGGTATTGACGCTGTTCACCCGCATCCAGGAGGTGTAATAGAGTGAAGACTTATCGCTTACCGCTGCCCCGGCAATGTTATTGACGATGCCCTTAATCACGTTGTTGACGTGCTGTGACGTGAAATAACCCTTATATTTTGAGCGTAGCTGAAGACCGTAGCAGTTGTTTCCCAGGTCTGTCACACTCTCGATGGTATCATTTTCGGTAAACAGCTGTTCGCCATCCAGTGCGCTCAGACGGTTCACAATCAGCTCCATCACCTTCATGTACGAACGCACCGTAATGCTCTCTACCTCAGCGTTTCCGCTAGCATCTATCTGTGCACCCTTGCCACCATTGATGCCCGATACAAAACTACCAAACTGTGTACCAGCCTGCATCTTAGCCATTGATTCTGAGACTAATCCCTTCAGAAAAGTGATAATGCCGTCGGCTGTATCATCGTGCTCTTTTGACAGGTAGGTTCCATTGTCCTGCGTGGCATAGTCGAGCATGGCAAGCAGGGCATTTCCCACTCGCATTGCTGTGTTGGCACCCTTGATGCGCTCATCACGGATGGTGGTGAGCATTCGGGTTAGTTCCTGTATGGTATTTTCGTTTTGCATGTTTTTATTTTAATTTTGATACAAAAATATAAATAAGATTCCCTTAACAAAAATACACTACAGCTTCCCGAACATCTGCTTGAAGAGGTCTGCCATCAGGCCCTGATATTCTTCGCCGTAGAAATACCCCTCCATGTCGTTCAGCTTCATGATGGATGCATAATACTTCCGGTTGAACCATGGACGTCTCTGTCTTGGTTCGCCCAGATGATGCTTCGCACGGTATTCTGGATCCAGGAACGGGAGGTCTCCGGGATTGCCATGGTAGTAACCGTTGCCCGTTCCCGCTTCCTGATACAGACCGTAGAGCAGGAACTTGTGGGCAATCGTGCGACTGGAACCTCCGAAGGAAGTTGCCTGCACGCTGTTGTAGAGTGCGCCCGTATGACGGATGCGGTAGTGCATGATTTTCTCCTTCCAGATTTTCACCATCTCCTCTGCCCATCCACGCTCATAGGCGTAGATGTCGCTCTGGGTGACGGGAGTCCTGATGTTATTCTGTCCATTCTTCATTGTTGTATACCAGGTCTAGTGGCTCACTCACGTCGATGTGGAATTCCACGCCAGTGAGTCCGTTGATGAAATATGCACCTATCTCCCGATTGTCCACCTGGTCGCTCAGCAGATAGGTAAAATCGCTCTCCCACTTCATCTTGTCGATGATGATATGGCTCAGGAACTGCCGGAATATCTTCCTGCAGATGTTCAGTTTCTCCTGCCGGTCGTTCATGTCGTTGAGCTTATACTTCATCAGGATCCATACCGTATAGGTTACTATCTTGCGGAAGCTGCCGTCACCATTGATGGCTACGTTGCCGTCGTTGGTGTCATCGATGACGATGAAGTTTCTGCTCTTCGACATGCTTGCCAGCATGCCCTCGAAAGCCTGTGGGGTAGAGCAGGTGGTAGGCATGAAGCCCAGCGAGCTGCACAGTTTGTTGCGCTTAGCCAGGTCTCTGAAGTAAGAGAAGGCATCGAAGCCTACCTGTACCGATGGGGTATTGATTTCTGTACTAATCATGATTTCTTCAGTTTCTTGTTCAGTTCTTCTGCCTCGCGTGCCTTGGCATCCAGTTCGGTGAGTGCCCGCCACACGTCGGCTTTTCTTATAATCTCTTCCTTGGTGATGTCGCCTCCCGTGAGTGCCCGGATCTGCGCATTCATCGCTCCTACCATATCGTAGTCTTCACCTCCTTTGCCTGCCGGCTTGAACAGATGAGGGAACTTTTCCGAGAAGTTGTGCTTGACCCATACGAACCAGAGGAACACGCCCATGAGTTCCGGAACGGTACACTCGATATGGTCCGGCATCCTGCCATCGCCGTCCAGGTAAAGGCAGCGTGCCAGCTCACGGAGCGGTTCTTCACTCGACTTGTCTGACATCATGTACTGTTGGAAATAGTTGTCTGCCATCAGATAATACTCGAACGGATAGTCGTAGAGTTCTAACTCTACTGCCTTGAAGAGACCGATGGATTCGAGTCTGTTGTCTGCCCCGTTGCCGTTGAATATGTAGTCGAATGTCTCGCAGAAGCTCTGCACCTGCCACAGCTCTAGGAAGAACCTCACCTTCTTGCCTCCATGGGTCTCCACCTCGCAGAGCCATCCGTCCTTCTTCTCGTTGAGCACCTCGATACCGGCAAACCGGGCAAGGAGGTAGGTTCTGGTCTGCCACTCCTCCCATCCCTGGGTGAGCAGGAAGAGTACGTAGCGCAGCTGCTCCTGTGTCAGCTCACTCCAGGAGTGGGGAACGTGGAGGTTCAGCGTGCCGTCATCCTGCAAAGAAGAAGGTTGGGTCGTCAGCTTTGTTTTCATACGCTTGAGTGTGATTTGCCTTGTAGGCAGATGAATCCTTGTATTTTGGGAACTTGTCGATGTTCTCCTCTATGAAGTTGGCTACTGCAGCATAGGTGAGTTCCTTGTATCGAGGGTCGGCAGGAGTTTCCTTCGTAGAGACGTGGGCACCGATGAAATGGCACATTTTCACGATTGCATTCCGATGGAATGGCTCATATTGAGCCTTGCGCTCCTCCTCAAGCAGCTGCTCGATGAGCGAGTCGGAGAACTGTTTCCGCAGCATCAGTTCTGCGGTTCCTATCTCGCTCCGGTGGGCTGCCAGGTCATCAAAGGTCACGAATCCACGTATCGTAGAGTAAGCCCTCAACGCCTGTGGCGACCAGAAGAAGGAAGCGATGTTGTTGCTTGCCTGCATCGTCTCGCTCCATCCTTCTACCGTGCGCAGACGGTTCAGAACGCCGTACAGCTGCTGGTCCTGCTTGTAGGTCAGCTCTCTGAGCAGGGCTTCTACTCTTGCCTGTGATGCAGGAGAGATGTTTTCGTTAGAAACTACCCCGAAACCGTTGTCAGTCATGATGAGGTCGTTGGAACGGAGACGCAGGATGAACGCCTTCAGGATGACGTACGAGCGGACATTGCCCGATATCGGACCGTCCTCAGCACAGGCTGCATCCTCGAACTCTTCTCCGATGACGGTAGCCACGAGGTCGAAATAAACGTTCTTCAGCGATGGCTGAGCCTTCGTGAAGACGTCTTCTGAAGCAGCTCCCACGAATGGAAGGAGCTGCTCAAACTGTTCTGCTGTAATGTTAATCATCTGTCTGTGAGTTTGGATTGTTAGATACTTTCTTGGCGTCCTTATTCTCATCGAGCGTGGTGAGCATGATGAGTGGAACGTCCGGATAAACCTTTTCTTCCCAATGATTGAAGTATATCACTACCCAGTGGACGGTCTCCATCAGGTCGTGGAAGGCTTTCTCTATGCTCTGCTTCAGCGTGAAGAGTTCACGCTTGTCGGAACCAGAATTGTTGGTCTGGCTCTTGCCAGGCGTGGCGCCCACCAGGTTAGGGTGGATGTTGTCGGCATAACACTGCATGTTGTTACTCTCTGCGATGTCATCGCTGTAGTCGCCTCCATCCTTCGAGGTATCGATGCGGGTGATGCGTACCATCTTCACCTCCTTGCCGTCGGGTGTGGTGTAATATCCCGCTATCCAGAGCTTGCCGCTGTTTTCTATGCCCGATATGAAGGAGCGTATCTTTTCCTTCTCTGCCAGCTTGCGCTTCTTCTGTTCCTCCGCATTGGTGATGTGCTCCTCCTTGAAGATGCCACGCCAGTAGTCGTTGTGGATCTCTACCAGGTAGGGGATGGTGGCATGGTTCTTCAGCTTGGCCATCTTGCCGATGGCGATGAGTCGGGAGATGTCGTACCATTTGTCCCGGAAGATGGCAGAATAGTAGGGCACTGGATAATACTGGCAGCCTGGGGTAGGGAAGCGGGTCACGATGGCGAACACTCTGTCCTTGCACTCCGGACTTTCCGTCTGTCTTGATTTCGTCTTGCCGTTCTGTCCGTCCAGCCCCATGCGCTTCTGCAGGTCGCCCAGAGGATCCAGCTCGTCCAGCAGCGGCAGCACCTCTATGTTTTCGGGTGCTGTAGCGTTTCTCCAGTTGGCATAGAGTACGTATTCCGAACGTCCGTTCTTGCTCTGGGTGAACCGGCAGTAGCATGCCTCCTTGTGTCGGATGCCCACTATCTTGTCGCCCTTCTTGTTGAGGATGATGGCTGATACGCAGAAGAAGAAGTATTTCATGTCCGTGATCTGCTCCAGGAAGAAGCGGCTCATGGAATTGTGCATCCGGAACAGGTTCACCTCCCTGTCCTTCGTAGGCAGCTTGGTCTCGATGTCGTTATACTGGAAGCCCATGCCGTAACAGGTCAGTACGTTGAAGAGCTTGTTCTGCGCCATCACGCTGCTCTCTCCGATGTTCCTGATGAGTTCGTAGGGCAGTTTGTTGTCGCACCCGAACGGAATATAGGTATATTCCACTCCCTTCACCTTTACGGCAATGGTGGGTGTGGTTCCGTCATCGTCAAAGATGGCAGAACTCTCGGTAAAGCCACTCGTAGGCGATGAGGTCTGATAGTCGAGTACCGCGCCCATGGTGGCGAAGGTGATGTCAATATCGTTGTTGTTCTTTTCCATAATCTGTACTATAAATAAATTGAATGATCATTATATCTGAAGATGAAGATGTCCCTCACCTTGCGTACCTGATGGTTTACGGGGTTATAGAGGTTGTGGGTTCCCTGCTTCCATGAGCAGCTCTTCACCAGCCAGCCCCGGTACTGGATGATGGAACCGTCGCTGCCCTTCCAGCAGTCCAGGTCCACGGGTGTGCGGTCGATGCGCGAAATGTCCAGCGCACGCCTCAGTTCGTTGATGTGGATGGCTTTGGGTGTTGCATTCTTTGGCATATTCAATAAAAATATAAGGGTGAAACTTCTAGTTGAATGTATCGTCGAAGGAATCGTCAAAGATTCTACCTCCCGCATTCTCAGAATTCTTGAATATCACGTTCTGCACTCTCTGTGCATACTGGTAGCTGAAGGTGAATTCTGCCAGGTCATCGTCCTCGTTGGTCCGTTCGCTCTTTGAGTCGGTGAAGGTGATTTCCTTATCCTGAACGTACTCCCGGAACAGATAGATCTCATCGCTTCTCAGCAGGTCTTCGGCAAAGTGGGCCATGGATGGCGGGATAATGCCGGTGTCGCCCTCGAAGGTGCGGGTCTCCTTCACGGAATAGTTTACCCTCTTGCCTGAGATGACTGCCTGCTTGCGCTCGAAGGTTGGTGCAATCTTTTTCCTGCCCAGGCAGTAGAATATCTCTTGGCAGCCGAACGAGTTGGTGAAGAGCAGAACCGGGTCGGCTACTGCCTTGGTATGGTCTATCTGATATTCCTGTACTCGCTTGCCCACGGTCACGGTATAGGCGAAAAGACTGCCCTTCGACTCGTCGTAGTACCGGTCGGGCGATACGTCGAAGGTGGTGATGCCGTTCACGGTACGCACGGAGGTCGCGTCTGTTGCCATCGTAGCGGTTACCACCTGCGAGGTTCCGTCATAATACCTTGCCACTACCTGAGGGGTGGAGCAGTCGGAACCGGCTGCATGCAGGTATTCACGGTGGCCCAGCTGAGTAAGCTTGGCGCCATCGAGCAGGGTGAGGAAGTAGGAATCCAGGAAAGCCTGGCAGCTCATGTTCACGTCTACGGTGGAATAATAGACGGTGAAGGTATTGCTCCAGGAATCAGACTGTGAGCCTCCCGTAAGCTCTGCTATGCTTATCTGGCAGGTGGCAACCACGGTTCTTCTCGCAGCATCGGCTATGAGCGTACCGAGGTCGTAGATGGTGATGATGCCCGATACCGGGTAATAGGTCTCGCTGAGCAGTTCTTCGCCACCACAGCTGATGGTGACGGTGGCGCTGTCGCCGCCTATCCTGAAGGAGAAGGTGTCGAGCGCACTGGTGAAGACTGGCGAGCTGGGTTGATGGGTTACTGTAATCATATCTTTGTCTCATTAAAACAATGCAAAGATATAATTGTCATGGATAAAATAAAAATACCCAGCCACCTCACGATGACTGGATACCCAGAGAGTTATAAAAATTATACTAAAACCGGCCACGCCTGGCCCATCGCTTATGAAGTCCGATATGTCAGCGGATCTTATAAGAATGAAAAAAAATAAATGCCGTTATCTAGAAGAGCATGTCGAACTGCATGTGCCAGGAGAGCTTACCTCCTTCTACCTGCACCATCTTGTAGCCCTTCTCTATCATGTATTCAGTGATGACGGAGACTGGAGCAATGACCATGTCCCTGATATCATTCTGAATATCCTTCGAGGTCTTGAAGTCTACCTTGCTGTTATCGTCGGGATCAAACGGCTGGTAGCCTATCAGATATTCCTCCAGAGCCATGCGGACGTAGTCCGTCTTGGTTTCCTTCTCCTTCTCTACGGGCGGTTCTTCCGGCTTCTTCTGAGGTCCGAATCCCGTAATGCGTTTTCTTTCTCCCATCAGCATGCACCTCCTTTCGCCTTGAGAGCGATTTCCATGGTCTCGAAGAGGTTGCTCATGCGCTTGAAGGCGTTGAGCATGAGCAGCACCTTGCCGGGACCTCCGAAATCGTCCACGCTGTTGGTCACTACCTCGTCTGATACAAGTCGGTCCTGTATATAGTTGAGGTTCTCGATGAAGTTGTCAAGCTGGCTGACGTTCATCATATCTGTCAGTGCATTCCATACTTCTGCTGTCATGCACATGTTGGTTGAATTATTTTCGTTCATGCCTAATTGTTGCTTATAGATTTCCACTTAGCTAGGGTCATGTTGTATGGCTTAGCCTCTTTAGCTCCATATCGAAGAGCAAAGTAGCGATGATTATACCATCGGATAATAGTCTGCTTGTTTGGAGCATCATCGATGAAAACAACTGATGCGACAACGTTGTTGTCTCTCTCAAATTTGAGTTCCACCTTATGGGCATTCATATTTCTGCCTTCAGTAATGAAGAACTGGTACTTGAAGATATCCTTGGCTGTCAGCTTATGAATGCGCTTGCGCGATTTCTTACTTTTCTTCATCGCTCATTCCTCCTTTCTTGTCTCTTGTCCAACCTGGGTGAAGGAGTCCTTCGGCTTCTTTCGGGAGTACCCCCCCGAATCTCTAAAACGCTCAAAGATGTTGTGGCGCTCACTCTGGATCTTCTCGTTTTCGGTAGCCCAGTAGTTCTTGGCTTCAGCCTTCAGCACATTGTGCTTGCGTCCAATCTCGTTGCGGTTTTTTCTCAAATCGTGAAGATCAAGCTCGTATTTCTCTTTAGCTTCCTCAAACACCTTTCTTGCATCATGAAGCTTCTTGTTTGCCAGGTGCTCCTGTATGAGAAAACCGTCCAGGCGGGCACCATAATCGTCCTGCAGGTCTGCCAATCGCTGGGCATAGTCCAGGCGAAGCTTATTCAGCTTTGCCGTATTGGCTGCCAGGAGCTTCTGGAACTGCCCTGTAGAGAGTGGCTGCTGCTGCGTCCCGACGCACTCATTATTGTCAGGCGATGGCACATTATTGCCGTCCTGCTGTTCAACTTCCTGCCCACGTGATGCGTTATTCATTACGTCCTGTGAATCCATATTGTTTGTCTGCTGATCTTTCATAATCCTATATATTTAAATTTTAATATTGCAAAATTACTCACTTTTCTCTAATCTGAAAAAGACAGTTATTTCTTGTCTTCTTCCACCGGACGCCAATATACGGCGAAGGTGTTGCACTCGGCGAAACTATCCGAATCGCTGTCCTCTGTCCAGATAAAGGGGATGCCGCCGTCGTAGCGCATTCCGTCGGCAAGCATCACGCTTTCGTGGTGGTCATCGGGTGTGCGAGGGTCGTGGAATCTTACCTTGGCTCCCTTCTTGAAGCCGTCTGCCACCTTCAGGAACTCCTTCGACTTGTAGATAACCATCTTGTTGCCGGCTATCCAGAACTGAAGCAGTCCGCTATGCGTCATGTGGCATATCATCTTGCTCAGTTCAAAACCATCCTTGTAGGAGATGGTTTTGCCGGCTGCAACACCTACCGTTGTCATCGTGGCATCGGGATAGAATATCCTATAGTCTTCCAGGTGTTCCGCAACTGTCGCCAAAATTTTTTTCTTCTCCTCCATAGCTACATCACCTCTCCTCCGAAAATGAAGCCACCAATCATGACTATAGCCATCACGGCAGAGAAGCCAGCCATGGTCAATGCCACCTCGCCATACGTCACCTTCTCCTCGCAGAGGTAGCTGAAGGTCTCGCTCCTGGTAGCCATGAGACGCTTAGCCTCGCGCTTGATTGCACACTTGAGGGATTTCATTCCCTCGTTCACATTCACGTGGATGCCCGCAGGCTTAGCCTGCATCGCATCATTTAATAAAATAGAATTCTGCATAGTGCATCATCTTGTAACCATTAACAGCCGATTGTATAAAAGGGTGGCGGCTGCATTCCCCGTTGGTTACAAGATGATGGCTTATCCGAGAGGACAAATCAAATCTTACGGTTCATGCAGCCGCCATATAGGTACACCTTTTTCCCGTTGCCGGGAAAATGATACTCTTGGGCATAAAAAAAGCCTGCGGCTAAGAAGCCATAGGCGAAACGGTCGCCCTGCCGGATAGACTACTATCATCTTGTAACCGTTGGCAAAGGTAAGGAGAATATTTGGAACCGCCAAATATTTTTGGGAAAAAGTTTTGTTTTTGGTGGAAAAAGGTTAATTTTGCAGGTGAACTCATTAATATATATACATGAAAGAAAGTTTTATCTCAAAGGAGATGCGAAGCTTCATCTCCATCGATTTAGCCAGAAATCTCCTTGATAGGTCAGATGCAAGACTGAATAGCTCTCTTGAGCAGCTACGCAAGTCCACAGACAGAGCCTATACGATGACAGGTTTCTTGCTGACCTGTTTCACAGGCTTGACCGCTTTTATGGTAAATACCCATAATCTGGTACAATTATCACTTGCCATGGTATTGTGGCTTGGCATCAGTAATGCCTTGCTATTGATGTTCACCAAGGTCATTTCCGTACATGGCTTCAGGTATGCAGGAAGCTCAGCCAGTGGCTATATGCAAGACAAAAACATCGCCTTTGCGAGAAGACACTCAGGCGGAAATGATGCAAGCGCCAACGAACTGTATCTGAAGAATTGCTTGCTTGATAGCATCGAGAACTCGGAAGAGGCCTACCTGTATAACAGAAAGCAGCTCACTGACCGTTGCAAGGTGATAGATAAGGCAATGAAAGCTATCAAGTGGTCTGTTTGTATAGACTGCCTGATAGCTCTCATCGTAGCATTTTTTAAAGTGTCATTGCTTGTTATGACCTTCGTTTGAGTAGCCACTTCCATCATCGCTGGAGTGGCTCCACTCATCGTCGTCATATCCTATAATCTTTCTCATAAAACAAAACGGCTCGTGCATCCAGAGGGCAGTCCTTCAGCACGAGCCATAACAGCTGTATATTTTAAATTTGCCCTGCGTGAGACCTGCCCGAATCACACATTGCATAATAATCTATGTTTGGATGCAAAGATAATATTTTTATTTGAGGCAGCCAAACGTTTTGACAACAAAATGCCCCCGATGCATCACACACCGAGGGCATTCGTTTAATTTTTTTTCTTTCTACCATGTGTTTATAATTGTTTTGCAACTTAACCATGCATAGTCGCATGATTAGCACCACAAGGCTATGGCGTCTTTTGTCTTATAGGGGAGTGCTTAGCCCCTAGCCTCATTTTTTCTTAGATTCTATCCGCAGCGGCACGAATGCGATTTGAAACCTCGCATAGTGCTCCACGGAGCATTACTTTTTCCTCTTCGGTGAAACCACCTACACCACCATTACCATCGATACCATCAAGCTTGTGGTAGAGCCATGACGACGATTTTCCAAAATAAGTGCGTGCTATCTCGCGCCATGATACCAATAACTGGATATCCTGAATGCGCTGCTTTACGGCACTGTCCTTAACCTGGTTTGTTTTTGCTACAATTTCCATAATTCCATTGTTTTTAATGCCCTCCCCGAAGGGAGGGCTTTTTGTTAGTTACTCTGGCATGTCAACCAAGTCATCAAAAAGCTGCTGGGCATACCATAATAATTGCGGATAACCATCTGGGTAAGATAGCCTGTAATTCCTAATAGCCTCTATCAGTTCCGCTTCTTTTTCGTTTAAATTGTACTTAAATTCCATAGGCACATTTTGTATTAAGACGATGCAAAGATACTACAAATATTCGTATTATCCAAATATTTACTACGAAAAAACGTATTATTAAGCAAGATTTAACAATTAAAGCATAAAAACGTCAATAAAATGGAATTAGGCAATAATTTAACATACTAAATCATTGCCAATTCAGCAAAAAATACCCCCGGTGCGGAAAGCACCGAGGGGTATGGTTATTCTTTATCGTCTGTTGTATCTTTCTTTGGGAATATTGGTGGTATTTTGTTGAGTACAAAAACTACCGCCAGGCTGATTACCGTTGTCACACCGATAGCTATTGCAGCATTGTCATGACCATTCATTGCTAAAATATAAGCAATGTATCCAAAGAAGATGATGAGAATGGTACCCAGGATTTGCCCTAATGTAGCCTGATTGAATTTCCTTTTCACGATTCTCTTCTCCATATCGATGCGATGATCTACCTGCTTCTCGGTCATCGTCATGATGCGGTCGGTTGCTCCTGGCAATGTCTTTTCGTAAGCTTCAAAATGCTCCGGTGGAGGAAGAGGACCGCTAAAGGTTCGCTCTTCTTCAATAGACATCATCGTTGCCAGGATGGCATTTCGCTTGTCTTCTGGCAATTCCTGCAGGATGTCATTAACGTTTGCCGGTATGGCATCCTCAATCTCTGCGATTTCTTTGTTGTCTTCTTTATCTTGCTCCATAAAGTTGTCGTCTATTAGCGTTTAAAACTTTCCTCATATCAGAACCTACTGCTTCCCAGTCTTTCCTCAAGTCAGACACATTGTTGCCTTTCAAGTAATCGTTGAACAGGCTGTTGTCGCCACCGAGGCTTCCTAAACTACGCAAGCCTTCTGCTAAAGGGTGGCGAGCGATGCTCGTAGAGCTAACAGCTCTACGTCTTGTAATTCTTAATGCTCTCATTTTACTTGCGTTGTTATTTTGTTACTATTGATTATATTCGTCCGCTGCAAAAATACATCTTTTTTCTGATACTGCCAAATATTATCGCATTTTTAACTATAATCTTTGGTATAATCTTTAATATAAAGTTTAAAACAAGGAAAAACCCGTTTTCCGGGTGTTTGCAGGAAATATGCAGGCTGGTGCGATGAAACCGCAGCATTCGGCAGGTGCTATCATCAAAATAACGATAGGGAAAAACGGCGATTTGCAACAACTTTTCCACACCCGGTTTTCCAAAAACCTCGATTTCATCGGGGTTTCAGCCGGGCTGAACAGAAGAAAAACACCTGTTTCAGCATTAAGACCCCCCACTGCCCTACGCCCGAAGCCGCCCGCCGCCCCCTGCGAGTTAGCGGTATATGTAAACCACTGTCAGGATTTTTGCAACACAGTAAAGCCAAAGAAAAAGGGGAGCACGCTTCGCAGCGGACTCCCCATGGGAACGCGTTCAACCGAGAACGTCTATCATGTATGTAGGATTACGAAATCGCATTATAACATGGAGCCGGTGGCTATGTAGCCATCAGCCTGAGGATATTTCTCTATGCCTATCATCAGCGTATCGAAGGCATCAGAACCGTCGGTGCGGGCTTCCAGCTTATCCTCTTCGGTCTCTGCCAGCTTCTCTCCACGCTTATCCTTCTTGCCGTTATACACTCCAGCCAGACGGATGGAGATGAGCAGGTCTTCATTGTTCTCGCTATTGATCATGGCTCTGTGCTCAGCCCTGCCTGCAAACATGCGGTTGATGAGCAGCATCTTCTCCAGGTGCCCCATAGGGTTGCCCAGATATACCTCGTTTACATACCATCCATGGTCGGTGAGGTAGTTGGAAATGAAGGTATGGAAGTCATCATTCATCAGGGCGTAGTTGTTGCCCACGAAGGTAGAGTCATAATAGAAGTTCACCTCCTTGCAGCGGTGGTACTCGTAATACTCCATGAACTTGTCGAGCAGGGCAGGCAGCTTCTCATCATACTTCACGAAGATACTCTTCAGGCAGCGGGCTTCACCTCGCAGGTTGTCCTGCCCCACGGCTATCCAGTTGATCAGGGCGTTGGCATCGAAGGCGATGCACAGAGGGCGGTCTGGATCTACATCATCATCCATGCGTGAATCCACGTGCTGAAGCTTGTCGATGTCATACTCCAGCCCGTCCAGATAGGCGAGGTTGGGTGCCGTATATAGGTTCACATCCCTGAGATTGGAGTAGAAGCCGTCGAGCGAGATGGAAGGGCGCTTGCACATGATGGAGGTCTGGAAGGTGAGGGCAGGCAGGTCTCGCTTCATCTGCTTGATAAAGTCCATGCCCAGCACCTCGATGTTATATACCGAAGAATACTCTTTATAGAAAAGAGCCTTGGAGCGCAGCTGTGCCAGGAGCAGACCAATCTCCTTGAGTCGGCGCTTGGCATACAGGCTGATGTTGCCCGATGTCTTGATGCGGTTGCGGATATCGTATTCCTCCACCACCAGCGATGAGATGGCATCGATGAGGTGAGGATCACAGTCTTTCTTGTAGTTGAGGAACCAGGATCCCTTCTTGGTTACGGGCATATCCGAGGTAATGAGCATGCCATGGTGGTAGTAGTGCTGCCCGAAGAGGTTCACGTTACCACGGTTGGCAGGGAAGGTTTCATCCTTCAGCTGCTCAAAGTTGATGAACTTCGCCTCGTCTATATCCAGGTAATCGAGCGAGAGGGAGTTGGAGGTTCCCTTGCGGTCCTGCGAGATGATGGTGCCGATAGACCCGTTATAGAAAGAGATGGTGTTCTCCCAGTTGGAAGGCGGGATTACCGGTTCCGGCCATCCCAGCTTCTTGGGCGGTTTCACGCCGATGAGATAATGCTTGCCCCGGTGGAATCCCCATCGCTCCCAGTGCTGAAGCATGGAAGGAAGGGTGTTGGTAAGGCATCGCTTGGTATTGGCAGAGACGAAACCGCCATCGCTGCCAGGCATGCGCTGCATGTTGCGCAGGTTGAAGGTGGCATGCAGGATGCTCTTTCCGATACCACGACCGCCCACGACTACCGTGTCGCGGGCATTGATGAGGTTTACTTCCTGCTGTGCCGGGTTGAAATATTGTTCTATCATGATGATTTCTCCTCTTCCTTTACTTCTTCTGCTGGTGTATATTCCAGGAGCTGCTCATCGTAGTCCTCGCTCTCTATCCTGATGAGGTCCATGCTGTTGTCGGTATATTTCTTGATGAGCTTCCTGATGGTACCCATTACGTTCGGTATGCGCTTCAAGCCGAGATGGCGAGGATCCGAAGTAGGGATGAACACCTGTGGCTGAATCATGTCATAGCCGGCATCCACTGGGTCTTCCTTGTCGAGCAGGTGATATTTACCGTATGCAGCAGCTGCAGCAGCCATTGCCCTGGCATCGCCCATGCTCTCTGCCTTGTCGTAGGTCTGCTGTATCATCTGGTCGAAGCGGTAGCGGGCAAAATCCTTGGAAACCTTCTGCAGATTGCCCAGTATGAGCTTGATGAGGTGCAGGTCATTATATGCCATCATACGCTGCACCTGATAGTCCTGCATATCCTTGAAGACCAGTTCCTGGTCTGTTTTGCGAGGATTGATGAGCCACCAGGCATAAAGAGCCCGGATGCGCAGAATGCGGTCGCGCACGGGTGCGGGAACATTCTGTGCATCCATCTCTTCGGGTGTACGGTCCATCAGTTCGATGATGGCATCTATATTGACTGGTTCTCTCATATCTTATAATGAATTTATTGGGCCGAATTCTCTGTGAGCCGTTCCTTTACTACCCGGTCACGGTCGGCACGGGTCACCACGTATGAATCGTAGGTGAGCATATCGGCACGGTATTTCTTGTCGAGATCCGAAAGAATCTTCAGATACTCATATCGGTCGCACGGTTCCTTGTCTTCCATCGTCTTGAGCGTCTCGAAGGTGGATTTGATTTCCTTGTATCTCTTGGCGTTGATGTCCCAGAGGTCGGCTACTTTCTTGGGCAGGAATTCGTGATCCTTGCGCTTGCCCTTGCGTACTACAGCCACCCCGTCGCTCTCTGAGGATGGCAGCTCAGCATCATCCTGAGAATCTTCTTCCTCGATGGAATTGCCGTTTTTCTCCGATTTTCTCTGATTTTCTCCGTTATTCTCTGATATTCCCTGATTCTCTCCAGTGTTCTCCGGTTCTCCTTCAGCAATGATTGCCTTGGCTTCAGGGATTACGATTTCGTTCATCTTCCTGACCTCATCGATGGTCATGTTGTCGAGTCGGATCTTGAGGAACTTATTCAGCTCGTACTCAATGTTGGTACGGTATGCCTGTGGCTGGCGGGTGGCTCTGGCATGATAGAAGCGGTCGCGGTTGAGACGGAAGAGCATGTTGGCGCCCTTGATGATCTCATCGTCCGATTCGTGTTTGGAGTTGAGCCACTCCTGCATCTGTCTGGTGAATTGATGGTCCATATAATCTATATAATAAGGTGAAAAACAAACAAAGGTGACTCAGACATAAAGCGAGAGCCACCTAAGTTAATTAAATTTACTGTATGTAGTTATGAAAATCGGGCTGGGTATTAACTTTCTCCAGTAGCCGTCCATACAGAACCATCGCTGCCCTTGATGTCTCCCTCATCGGTTTCGAGCTTACCATCATAGAATGGAGCAGGGCAGAAGTCGGTGGCTTCCACGCTGAGCGTCGAGGTCTTGGAGTCTGTGGCTCCTGCGCCGCTGTTCTGGGCAAATGTGGTCTTTACCGGGAACATCTCGTTGCCGAGGATGCGGAAACGGCCGTTAGGATCCTGCTGGGCAAAGATCAGGTCGTCATTGATAGCCATACGGCCAAGACCGGTAATTTCGGCATCCGTGCCGCCGATGATGTACTCTGCCTTGTTGAGGAAGGTGGCAGATGGAGCCTCGCCCTGGGTCTCCGTTGTGATGGAAGACTTGAGCGCCACGAGGTCAACCACGTGCCACTTGGCATCAGCTTCCAGTGTGAAGTCGCCCTTGTAGGTAGCGAGTTCCTCCAGTCCCTTGGTGGTATCGCCTGGGTCTGGGAGCTTTGGCCATGTCAGAATCTGCGAGAGCGGAATGACCAGGAACTTAGGCTTAATGCCGGGACGGATAATCGTTCCCGGACATTTGCGCACTGATTTATATAAATCCTTGTTAGTACAAACCATAATCTAATCTCCTATATTATAAAGGTGAAACATTAGTGGGTTTCGCTGCCGGCATTCTCCTTGCCGCTCTGGTCGCCACTCTGTTCGCCGCTTGCCTGGCTGACAGATGATGTGGCTGCCTTCTGGATGAGTGGCTTGGTACCATCATCGGTGATGAACAGGGCACGCTCCTTGTTGATGCTCTCAAACTGGGTTCCGAAGAACTTGGTAGAGATGAAGTCGAGTTTAAATGGGTGATACTTCTCGACCTTGATCTGCTCGGCATCGTTGTTGCTGGCCTCGTTGACACCCACCAGCATATTGCTCTTGGTGGTAAGCTCAAAGAAAGGAGCATCCTTCTTGTTGGAAAGGGCTGCGAACTCTACGTTACCGAAGCCCTCTACGGTGAGGTGGTTGTAGTCCTTGTTGTAAGGAGCAGCACCAAACTTCTTCAGGTAGGCACGGTTGTAGAGGTTGACGAATGACTGAGGAACGTAAAGATAAACCTTATCCTCTGCCATCAGCTCTTCGTCGGCAAACTCACAGATGCCCTGTGCGAAATCTACGGCGTTGTCGTCGTTGATGGTCTTGTTGTCGCCCAGAATGTCTGCAACCTTAATGAGGTTTCCGAGGCCGGCTGAAAGCTTGCCGGCATCCAGTTCGGTCTTGGCAATGGTGTCGAAACCATTGAAGAGGTCAACAGAACCTGTTCCTGTAGGGTTGCGTACTGCCTTGAACAGAACCTTGTCGAGGTTCTTGCCGAGCTTCAGGGCGAGGAGCTGAAGAACCTGCAGCGTGATAGGCACATTCTTCAGGGCATCGCCATTAGTGACGTTGGCGCCCCAGATGGTGGAATAAACTGAGTTAGGAGAAAACTTGATATCGACACTACCAAAGAACACCTCCAGGGTACGAGGTGTAATCTTGACGTTGCCGTCAGCTACTCGGTTCTCATCGTATGGACCGAACTCAGCACCACCTGTAAGTTCGCCTACGGTCTCTGAAACACGGATGCCTGGACGAAGAGCCATGTAGCTGAGCGACTTCTTCAGACCTCTGGTAGGCATGGTGATTAACTTATTACGGTAGGCCCTTGCCGTCTTTTGCAGCTGTTCCTGTACGTCAACAGGTGCAACAAATTTATCATTCTCTGCCATATTATGCAAAATCAATTAAAACGTCCGACACTTGATCTGAGCAGAAGTCCTCTGCCTTGTTGTCATCCACGGCAGTGTGGGTTTCGCCACCCGGCTGTTTCTCCAGATCCTTCACTTTCTCTTCAAGGTCTTTCTTATCCTTCTCCAGGTTCTTGACCTTATCCTCCAGTTCCTTCTTCTCGTTCTTAACCTTGTTGAGTTCCTCGTCCTTGGTCTCGATCGAGCTGGAGTCGGCAGCAATCTTATCCTCCAGCTTCTGCATCTGCTCCTGAGAGATGGTGCAGTCCTTGGCTGATTCCTCTGCCTCAATGCCCTCTACGTTGAGAACATTGTTGATGTGAGTCCATTTCTTAATCATATCTAATATTTTTTTATGAGGGTTGCCTTTATCATTGTCCTTGCCGAAAATCCGGTTCAGGAAGCCCGTCTTCTTTTCGTACCAGGAATTAACCACCTCCGGCAGTACGGGAAGGCTGTTGTACTTGATGAAGTTCTGGGTAGAATCGGTAATCTCTACAGGCTTACCGTCCATGGCTTCGTCTACAAGTCCAAGGTCAATGCATTCTTCTACGGTGTGCCACTTGGCTTCAGACATCACCTTGATGATGTCCTCATGCTTCTTTCCGGAGCGGTCACAGTAAACATTGGCGATGACGTTGTCAATCTTCTGCTGGCTCTCCTGCTGTTTCTGAAGCTGCTCGATGAGGGAGCCGATCTCTTCCTCGTTGAGGGCACTCCATACAAACTGCTCGGTAGAACACTTGTGAACCAGAAGCAGGCAGTACTTATTCATTCGGATGGTCTTGGCGCCCATCGCACAGAGGGTAGCTGCAGAAGCTGAGAAGCCAGCCTGGAAGTCAACGGTCACATCGCCATGATTCTTGAACATCTGGCAGATGGAAAGTCCGGCCGAGACTGAACCTCCCAGCGAATCGATGGCTACATCGACATGCTTGCCTTTGTTCTCATTAAGGATATCGCGGACCATTATTTTGGTCCACGATCCTATATAACCATTAATTTGAATATGATATTTCATACAACTTAGCGAATTTGATTGGCGCAAAGTTATATAATAATGTAGATAGATAAAAAAACTTATCAGATGATTTGGAGCGGTTTGTAAAGGCCTGTCCAGGTGGCTGTATAGGTAATGAGCGAGGAATCTGTATGAGAACCTGGCATGTTTTCGGTACGGGTGAGTACCGGATATGGACGGAGTTCGCAGCCGATGAGGTAGCGGGATCCGTCGGCTGTGGTCACCCTGTAGGCGAGTGTCTTCCATCCAGGATCAATCTGCTCACGCGTCTTGAAGGAAAGCTTGGAAGTAAAAATGCGGACTTTCGATTCTACTTTGTCGGTGATTTCACAACTTGACGGATTTTTGCATGCAATATTCCGGAAGCCGACATCCGAAGGAAGGTAGCAGGAATGGCGAGAGAGAAGAGCCATGCTCTTGAGGTTTTCCGCTTCCGTAACCTCTACTTTAATGATGTTCTTGATGTATGCCATATTTCTGAGTTGTTTGGTTATTTCTATGTTTTCCGTTTTGTTCGGGGTTGTTTGCCCAGACGGAAAATTCTGTATTAATCTTTATTAAATCTTGTTGTAGAACTTAAAATTACGCCCTTTTTTGCGTGTTGATTGCGAATTCTGTAGAAGCATTGGCGCACAGTATCCTCATAATCGATGCCAATACCGTGCTGTTCGCACCAGGCAGAAATGAGGGAAGAAAGCTTGCAGGAACGGTCGGTAATGTCCTTCAGAGATGCCCAGAGATCCATCTTGAAGAGGTCTGCTATCATCTCCTTCACGGCACATCTGGCACGAGGTCCGAGGTAGTTGTACTCCTTTACCGGCTTTGCCTTGGAGTCGGGAAGCTGGACAGCGATGTAATCGTCCGGGCTGGTAAGCCATCTTTGTTCCTCATACTCCTCGTCGCCGAAAACATGCTCCACACTTTGATGCAGCCGGTCTGCCTGCTCCTTCTGCATTTCGTCCTGACTCTCCTGTTCTACAGGGGAGAGTTCTGTCGAAGGAGGTTTGCTTGTAAACCGACGAATCACAGCCACCTCGTTGCCGATGGCTGGGAAGACAACCGGGTTGCCGTAGCTGCGGTATGCCCACTGCCTGATATGTTGGGGAACCTTGATGTAAACTACTCTGTTCATAGGCCATTTTTGCCGCAAAGATACAAAGAAATTTTGAGATACTTACGATGATTAGTGAAAAACTTACTTTTATCAGTAAAGTTGGTGTGATGTAATTTCGTCCGAAAAGTTTGTATTTTTGTATCGTGTAACTTTGACTTTGTAACTCGCTGATAATCAGTGATATTTTTCTGATACAATTTTTCGATACAAAAAAGTAGGCCAAAACAAAGTTGTAACATAGCCTATTCCGGGAGATGGAGCACTGATACAAAAAGGGCTTGTTACAAACCTCGAAAAGTTTGTAACTGAGTTGTAACGCAACTTTGTAAACAGTCGAAATCGGGTTTAACTCCCTCTTTTCTAGTTATTTATGTCTTTTCACAAACATCTTGTTACAGAGTTACAAAAGATTTGTATAATAAATAAGAAAGGGGTGGAGGGGAAAACGGCTGTAGGCGTAGGAAAAGGGCTAAAACGGACCCGTCGGACGACAGAGATGGCGACTGTGGCCAACGAAAAAGGGAGCGATGAACAGACGCTCATCACTCCCTCGTAACATGGAAAAAGAGATATAAAAATCAGCAGATTTTGCTTGAAAATTTCGTCGAAAATATTTGCATAATTCAGATATTTTTTGTACCTTTGCACTATAACTTGGGGCTATCTATTCCATTATATATGGAGAGTTAGAAAGGTTCATTGCTATCTTTATCTACCTTACTCCAGTCGATTGTCGATTGATAATCACCCTTGTTTGCCTGAGTTTCCTCTTTTTTAGAATCACTCTTCTTGCTTCTGAGGTAGATCATTTCCACCGGGCTTCCATCAGGATGCGCAGGATCTCTTCTGATGATGCGATGCTGGCTGTTGCAGAGGTCGGAAGGGTTGAGCGAGTCTACGTAAGGACAGAGTTCTACAAACGCCTTCAGCTTCTTGGTGAAGCTTTGTGTGGTAGCCTTATTGAGACCAGAGAACTGCTTGAAGTCGGTAAAAGCCTTCTCTCTTACGACGAACTGATCCAGTCTTCCGCTCTCCTCAGAGAAGTAAGAACTAGCCCAATCCTCGAAGTTGACGCCCATATCTGCCTTGAATTTGCGCTTGACGATATTCTCCATTGGTGGGAGTATCTTGATAGGTTCTCCGGCCAATGAAAGGTAGAATCGGCAACACTGCAGGAAAAAGTTGATATCCGCATTCCATTCTTCTTCAGAGTATGTTTTCGAGAACAGGTCCTTGTCGAAGTCATCACGTATGCTTCGGGTCTCCTGGTAGTCATTGTCCTCTGTGCGCTGGTGATAATAGTCAGAGAACACCATATAGAGCAATCTCGCCTCCGAAGACGGGTCGAAGTCTGCTGGCACATAGTTGGTAGTGAAAGCAATCTTCGGGCTGTCCTCGAAAGGAATAGTGAAGCTCTGGTTGTTCTTTGGGTTCACGGTCATATCTGAAGTAATATTATCATAGAATAGTCCGGTGTTGAGATATCGGTCACAGTCATCGAGCAGCAGCATCTGGGTGTGCTGGGTTACCTGGTCGAAGACGTGAGGGTTGTCCATCAGCTTAGGATTTCGTCCGGACAGTTTTACGGTCTTCATCAGCAGGGAAAGCGTCTTGAAGAAGAAACTCTTACCGGAACGGCCATTGCATTCATTGTCTTCCCCGATTTTATTGTCCATGGCCATAGGTGCCCATGCTCGTGATGGTGACTTATAATGATGGAGCATGTAGCCGAATGTGAATATCTTGTTAATAAGATTTTGCTTCTGCTCTGCGATTTCCTTTTCATCCAGTCCTTCTCCGGCAATATCGAAGAGGTGTGCCTTGTGGTATGCTTCTTTCTCATCGATGCTTTTGTCCTCGAAGTTGTATTCAAGTTCCTTGCGCCAATAGGTTCGGGATGCGTTGATCAGATAGCCGAAGAAATGGGAACTGGTATTCTTTACCTCAATATCAAACTTTGGCCTTCCATCCTCATCGATGGTGCGGGTGATGGTGAACATATCGTCAAGCTTCCTGAAGTTGTGGTCGATGACATTCTCCTGCCATACATAGTTCTTCAGGGAACTCCCTTCTCGCTGGTATTCAGTCAAGCCATTTTTATCTACTTCCACGCTTACACGAGGGAAGAAGAACAGCTGGGAGTGATTGGTATAGCTGGTAAAGTCCAGCGTTATCTTCTGGAGTGAATCGAGGGCTGCGCTTGAAAGCTTCGGGGTGTTGAGTACCAGATTGAGGATATCACGCTTTTCGGCTCTATCGATGACCCATTGGCGGCAGAACTCACGGATGTCTCTTGTGGTGATCAGCTTCACGATATTACCGGTGATGCGAACGTACCTGGTAATGGTGGAGTTCTCATCATGGAGCGTATAGAAGCCGTTTAGGCGAAGGAAGTTGTACAGGCACGCTGTATCGATATAATGGTCCCAGGTGTTGGCCTTCTTGTTGAGCTTGCTCACCCAGAAGCGTGCCGGCATGGCCAGCGTCATGAGGTTCCTGAAGTCCTTGCGGGTATTGCGGAGTTCCATCCAGTCGCGGAGATCCTTGCGTCCTTTGCCACGATTGTCGTGATAGGTGCGAAGCCACTGAGGGAGCCAGATGGTATGGATATCGATGAAGCGGAGCGCAAGTTCCGTTCCCTTGGCGATGCCGGTTTCGTCGATATCGGGTATATTGTAGAGTACTTCTACATACTTCATGATCTCTCTGTATTCTTCATCGCTGAGCTTGTAGGTCTCGGAGTTGAACCACAGCGGATGGTATCCGAGGGAACGGCAGCAGAGACTGTCACGTTCACCACTACAGATGAAAGCTTCAGGAAGCTTCTTTTCCTTATAAACCTTGGAGTCATCTGTATTGGTCTTGTTGAATTCTGCCATTTCGCGGACGTTGAACTCATGATAGGCCTTCTTAAGTTCTGCCAGGCCATTTATATACTGCTTTGGCTTGACTCCATCCGGTGTATATGAAAATCTCCACTGCTTGCTGAAGTTGAGTGGTTCATATATCTTGTAAAACTTGACTTCAGGTTTCTCTCCAGAAGCAGGAGAAACCAGGCATTCACGCATAAAGATAGGGTAGTGCTCGTTGCTGCACTTGATTTTGACCTTGCGGTCTTTCACGTAGCCTATCCATTTAGCGGAATGCCAGTTGAGGGCGTCTACATGTTCCTGCTTGACGTTCGGGCCAAGAACCTTCAGCTCGTCCTCGGTAAACTTTTCGTTGAGTTCAAAGATACGAGTGCCATCCTTCTCGTCGATGGTGGCATCACGTTCGATGAACGTAGGCTTGTTGACGTCTTTCTTCAGTTCATCGGAAATGTTGTACTCTGATGCCAACCTGAGGATTGCATCAGGAAAACGGTCGATATTCTTCTCCTTCATATAGAGATCTATCGGAGATTCGGCGACCCCATCACCTCCGAAGTCGGTCACCTTCCAGCAGTCCTTAAACTTCTTGAGGGCACATGAAGGAGTATTTTCGTTGCGAATGGCAAAGTGTTTTTTAGGCGTACCACTCGAACAGTATTTCTGTACGCATTCCTTGGCGTCCGGGTATAATCCTATGATTATATCCAGTCCGTCATCGGTTGCCTGGTAAATTTGCTCTGCTTTGATCATATTTCTTTTCCTTTAAAAATCTGCCTGCAAAGATAAAATTTCGCAGGCTCAAAACAAAATACTTGCTGCCGGTAGTCTTAATGCCTTAGGATATGTAGTTTTACGACTTTGTTGACAGCATTTGGCTGAGACAGGTTGATTTCTGTGATAATGCGGCTTTCAAACTCCGCTTGTGTCTCGAATCTTTTGCGTAGTGGGGGGGTAAGGAAATCTATGATTGCCTTATACCCTGATTCCAGTGTCATTATTGCTTTCATATTCGCTTATTTTTTCGGGTGTGCATCCAAGTGCCTCTGAGTTGTGCTCTATATATCTGCAAAATAGGGGACAGTATCTTCCGTTGATACAGTTTATCCCTATCTTGCAGCTTAGACATTTACTTGGAGCCATTTAGTTGAACATTAAACAATTCGTTATGAATGAGGAGTTTTGCCTTGATGTATTCCGGTCTTCCCTCTTCTTCATTCCAACCTACTTCACGGTAGTCTCTATCAGAAACTTTGCACTCGGTAGCCGTGCCGTCTTCGGTCCATTCTACAATATGATCTCCGTCCCATTCATCTTTGGCTGGGACAACTCCAAGGATGCGAGTACCAAACTTTGTGCGTCTTATCTCACTGATGGATACCTTTGGGAACTTCTCCAAGATTGCATCCTCTATTGTCTTGATCTTAGCTTTCTTTTTCATTTTCATTGTTCTTCATTCTGTATTTAACGATGCCAGCAACCAGACTGTCATCTTCGTCATTATAATATATGGTGAAAACCGTTTTCCCCTTATGAAAATTCTCCCAAGAGGTCTCTACGGCAATATTCGCATCCTCGAAGTCCTTGTATATGGCTTCAAGTTGCTTGCGGTTGACATCGATAACTAATTTTCCCATGATGCATCATTGATAACTTCGTCGATAATCTCTCGCTGGTATGGCTTCCAGTTGTCCTTCTTAATCTTGTCGTAGATGCCCTGGGCTGACATGTCGAACTTCAGCTGAAGGGCAAGGATGAACTTGTTTCTCTTCTGACGGGGAATCTCGTTGTACCAGTCAAACAATGAATTTTTTTTCTCACTTTTTTGCTTATTTTCTTTCATAATTCAAATTTTATTATTAACTTTGTTGCAAAGTTACGAAGAAAAAATAGAATATCCTAACGATAATTAGTAAAATTACTTAGGATAATAGGTTAAATATTATTAATTAAAATGTAGGATTATGTTTAATGGTAAGATACTCAGGGAGTTGATCGCAAATGCTGGGTTGACTAAAAAAGAGTTTGAAAAACAGATGTTCGGTAGGAAATCGACCGACCTCTATCATTTGGAGAATGCGAAGAATCTACGCAGTGATACGCTTGAGCGTCTTCGTGAAGTGTTGAAATGTTCAATGGACGACCTGTTCACGGCGCCATCATGGGCCATGACCGGAACGAACGGATCCGTAGGCTCTAACAACATTCTCTCTAATGTGGCCATCGGTGGTACAACCATGGAGGTACAGTATCTGAGGGATTTGATACTAGAGAAGGATAAACGTATCAGTACCTTGGAGAGCTATATCAAACTGCTAGAGGATAAGAGAAGGGAGGACTGAATCCGAACGATAGTTAGTAAAAACCTGTATTATCTTTATGTACAGGTACGATTGTTTAATTTGGTCATGATATGATTATCAACTTCTAAAGGAGCTGCGGCAGGAATGGACGTTCAGTCTTGCCGCCGCAACAATGCAAATCGGGTAGAAAGTTGTTCTTCAACATTCTATCCGATATTTTTTTTATCCCTTTATTTATAATTTAACACTAAATATTTGCATATATCGAATAAAACAACTAATTTTGCACACAGATATTTTTATGTGCAATCATTTTAATTAGGAGGGACTT